TAACCGGTTTTCTCTCGTTTAACGTCCGAGCAGACCGCTAGTGCTATTTAATTAGCAACTAGCCTCACAACCTAAAGCTTTAAATCTAAGCTCCTGAAGCCCTTTATAATAAACCAAGTCAAAATAACTAGGATATTGGGTTCGAAATTGCATAAACATTCTCCGAAGAAAATGAAATTTATGTTCGTCCCAACAATAAAGTTGCATCAGACTAGCTAACGAACCAGCTAAGTCCTCGACTTTCGTGGTAGTCAGCATTGCAATATGCTTAGTGAATCTGACTGGGTGAAATTGCCATACACCATCCTTTTTAAACAACTTAGTGCTGAAAAACTCACAGCCGCTAAATTGTGGATGAATGACAAATTCGCCCATCACTATTCCCATTTCTAAAGCTGTGGCGATATAACCAACATGATCAAATCCTTTCGGAAAAGTCTGAAGAGTATCATCACCACCAGCCAAAATGTAATAATCATCACTAAGTATGCTATCATTTGACAGTCCCATACGCATCATCGTTAAAACATGTGCTGCTAGCTGGCCTAAACTATTAAAAGAAATAGTTCCAAACCAGCCAGACACCATCATGCCATAAAAATCAGACATAAAGACTTTGCCATTTGTACAGCGATACTTCGCATGATAAATCACATTATCAACTAATCGATTATAGTCAATTTTCCATTTTGCAAACCTTTCATCAGACATAGTTTCTGGTTTAACAGCCATTCGCAAATAAGTTTCTCGGCATATCTTAAATAGATACTCAAAAAACATTAAATCCCAATTTGGCTTATCACTTTCATAAACTTCCTTGTCAATGAATTGCTTTGCTAAATGGTCAATATGACCCGGTTTCGCCGCATTGAAAGAATACTTAATACGCGAATCTGTCCAATTTTCAGTGACAGAAGCGATAAGTTCTTTCATAGTGGCCATATTACGAATCGTTTGTTCAACCGGCATTCCGGCGACGATCCGAGGCATATGTTTAAGCAGTTTCTTAACCTTTTCCGGGCCTGCCTTGATAAATGGCTTCAACTGATATTCCGTAGAATCCCAATCATTAACCACCATCTCAACAAGACCGGTCTTGGTCTTAGCTGCTATAATATCACCTATAGTAGCAAGACCGTTAGCCTGGTGGGGTTGACCACCACTCTTACGATCCTTAATCATTGACGAATCAATGATGCTAATTATATTTTCCGGTGAATCATAATCGACATTAGGTTCGAATTTATTAGCCGGCAACATAGCCACGAGTATATTCACACAACGCTCCATCTCTTCCTCAGACGGTGGACGTAATATACCCTCAACTCGCTTCGCATAGAGTTCAAAAGAATTACGCATTGAAAGCTCTTCTTCCTTTGCATTAATCTCTCCAAGCTGAAATTGAGTATCATCATACCCAAGTTTCACTAACTCCTCGGCCTTTTCCTCGAAATATTTCACCACTTCAGGTTGTGGTGCTGAGTTTCCGCCACAATGAACAGGGGAACAAATATCAACTTGCTTATAACCCTTACATTGCTGCACTATTCCTACATCAGCATTTTCATCCTCATACGTTCCAAATTGCACCTCCTTTCGATGGTGCATGGCATTCTTAAACGCCGACATCTGGTTCACATAAGTTGAAGCATCGAGAGCATCCTCTTCGATTTCCCTTTGCGTTCTTTTATCAAAAAATTTTGGAAACATACCTTCAATATCGTCACGTCGGAAACCATGGTGAACTTTACCACTCCTGCTAACTATAGCAAAATCGGTACCAGTTTCATAGACATCAACGTGTCGACCTTTGAATTT